TTTGAAATATAATTATAGAACTCGTCATCTACGTTTTGCGTGAGGGTCATACATTTTATATAATCAATTGACTCATCTCTTGTTTTGTCTTCCTTAGATAAGAAAGGTTTACACCATTTTGATTCCCATTTTGAAACGGATATTAAAGAATGTTCCAATGTTATATTACATTCACGAGGAGATAAGAAAATATTATTCTCTTCGTCATATAATTCAGGTATACAAACCTTAATTGTTAACATTTTTAATACCCCTTTCAAAACGGGAAGCCTATAATTAGGTCCCCCGTTTTTAATTTAAATTTTTATTTACGCAGACGGTAAAGTTTTACCTTTTTGCGCTTTGGCAACTTCATCTGCCATTCCCGCCGGTAGAATTCCGTTAACGAAAGCAACCGCGGCCTGATCATTATTGGCCAATTCCATAAACAGTACACTAAACGCTTCTGTTTGTTCGAAATCCTCACTCAAAGCATGACCGTCGCGCTTTTTAATAAATGCCTTTCCGTCGACAGATTTTTCGCCATACGATTTAAGAATCAATTTCTTGAACAACTCGATGAGTCTCTTGTTATCCTTGGCTTTAATTATTGATTCAATAGTTTTAGCCAAACCTGCATTTTCTGAAAATTCCATTTCTGTAATTTCAGCCTTTGACAAACCAAAATAAAACTCATCGGTTTGTTCATTACCGTCATAATCGGTATACGTAATAGATTTCTTAAGCATATTTTATACTCCTTTCAAAAATGTGAATTAGCCCTGTGCGAGAGCCGGAAATAAAGCAATAATTTCCGCAGGCATCTGTAATACGGATGGAGCAATGGCTGTTCCGTAAATAAGATCCTCAAATGCAGCCATATCCTCTGCGGTATTCTTCGTGGAATCAATAATGATATGCGCCAATGGTTTGAATCCGGGAAGTTCAACTGGTGTTGTGGTGATTTCCCAAGAGAAGGTTGCAGCTTCAGGGGACTCGTTCACGGTTCCATAAGCTTTTTCTGTTGGAGCAGCCATACAACCGTATACAATATGAATCTTATAACCAAGATCCAAAGCTTCAACGTCATTGCCGATTCCGGTTTGATAAGCAAAGGCGAACGCTCTTCTTTTTTGCTGCCCGATATATACGCCGGTAGCAACTTGAATGGAGCCATCGCAAATTCCAAATTCATCGGGATATGTGTAAGCTTCAATAGAAGCCTTGAAGTCTTCCGAGGAATACAGATTCAGATATTTCTGATTATCTGCATAAATCGGATTTGCTTCCGCACCTTCCGGACTTTCGGTTACATTACTTAAACCGTTCCAAGCAACGCCGTTGTCATAGGTCCCGTCAACTTTTTGCACCCAAAGTACACCTTTAGATACACCAGCCTCGTATAATTTTTCTCCAACTTTGTCCCAAACTAATTTAGGCATTTAATATTCCTCCTTAATAATATAATGTATAAACGTCGTGATGTAAATTATCTGCTACATAATGTCGATCAAATCCACACTTTGGTAATTCTCGCATTTTATCGTTTAATTCGCTATCTGGATTTTTGTCTATTACCTTAACCATATATGATATAGTGTGTACGTACGTAGTGTTATTAGCAAATACTTTTTGCACTTCCGAACGTTCATATATTATACATGGATAATTCATAGATTCTTTTCCAGGGGCTTGAAAGTATACGTTAGGACATATAGATTTTAGAATTACACTGATTTTCAATCTATTATTCACTATATACACCTCCAAGAGTTAAGAGTAAACGAGGCCTCTTAGTTTCGATAGATGTTACTTTCCAAGAGGCCCCATTCATTTTAACTGCGACGATTTTATGTAAATTATCAAAGACTGATGGGTCGGCTATTATGCTTATTGTGTTATTTAGAGTTAAATCAAAATTTACTTTTTGACCATTTTCATATCGTTGAGTATTTCTGATAATATCTCCAGAGTATGGTTTATAGACTATGCTACTTTCCCACACATCAGTGGAAACTTCTTTTTCCTCCGAAAAGCCTATCTCGCCAACAAACCGTCCCATTTTGATGACAACTCCTAACCGTTAACTACTTCTTGTTCAAGAACAATTGCGGTCTTCGGATGGATAAGAGCGCCGGAACAACGAGCTTCCATTAAGTACTTATACTGGTTGTAATCTATGTCAAAGTCGTCAAACATTGACAGATTTCCGCCCTTATCAGCGCCAAAGACATAATCGGCCATATCGACAACAATACCCTTTAACGCATATTCCTTAAGAGCGACGGTTCTCGAGGTGGTTGCGATTTGTGGAACGGTTACGATCTTATCAACCAGAAGCGCATTCGCCAACTCAGAAACACTGTTATACAGTCTTCTCTTTGTACTGTCTTTTAAAAGCAACATCTCTGTGAGTCTCTGTTTTGTGGTGAACAGAGTCGGAGTTCCAGTTCCTTTATATTCACCCATCGCCATAACAATGGTATCAATAAAGTCCTCAACGGTATCATCGGGATCAATAAGTACGCGATGAACATACATGTCCGCATCGCCATAAATTGAACGGATACCAGCGCCGTCACCTGCAGGAAGGGGTTCCTTAATCTTATCAGGAGAAGCGGCATCACGTCCGTCGCCAAGCAAAGCAGCCCTTGCGAGTTCCTCATCAAACATTAAACGCATTTCAGCCTTCATGAAAGCAACAACGTCAAGATCTGTGATGTCGATGATATCGTCACGATCAAGCTTTTGCTTTTTATAAAGGGTTGTTGGCGTGGTGACACGAGCAGCAAGAGAGAAATATTCTTCTTTCTTAAGAGCGCCCTTAACATAACCAAGAGCTCTTGCTTCTTCCATGGTAATGTCCGCGGATGTGGATTTGATTCTTGAGAATGGGGAGTGTTTAGCGCCATTAATGACAACACTTACCCAACCGGTATCTCTCTTAATGAAATCGGGCGTAGGAGTTACAGTCTTTGCGTCCGGGAATAAAATATCAATGTTCTCGATACCATAACTGATAACTGCCTCGTGAGCGAGGAAGCTTTCTTTTAACGAACCTGTTTTTTGGGCGTCATCAAAGATGGCTTTAATATCGGCATGGCTTAAAACCTTACCTCTTACTTCCTTATCCTTGTTTGCGTCCCCCTGGAATACATTTTTCTTCATTTTGTTTCCTCCTTTAATTGATGTGTGTTTTACGTTTTTGTTATCCTTGACATGGGAAAGCATTCCGTAAACGACGGCCCTCTGTTTCGCAGTCATGGATTTTAAAACGTCGCCGACAGTTTCTTCGCTGCTGTGATCAATGCCGTCATCATCGTCATCATCGTCATCATCGTTATCATCATCGTCATCGTCGTCATCGTCTAAATCCATATCCTCATCATCATCGTCGTCATCGTCGTCATCGTCATCATGTTTAAGAATAACGCCTTTAAGGGGTATCCCAGAAAAGATGAGCGCTTCTGTAACATCGACATCTTCTGTTCCATCGCCATGTTGAATGCATAAATTATCAATTTTTGCACCCTCATTTGCTCCCGATAAGACAAGACTTAATTCCCTAATAACGCCATGAATAACGTTGCTACCTTTTTCGACAAGTTTATTTGCCCAGATTGATAGCGAATCGATATCGCCGTGTTCAACAAGCTGTTTTGCATTTTTTCCAGCTTTTGAATTATTGAATTTGCAATACGCATAAACACCGTCGCTCTTATTTTCAAGAACAGCGTGGCCTAATACGTTTTCAGGATCATTGTGCATGTGTTGCCATACCAAAGGAACCTTTTTTCCGTCGCATTCTTTAAATGCGTCCTTCTTAATTATACGGCCATCTGAGCACTTAAGATCGTTTTTAGTGGCATATCCACTAAAATCATACTGAACCTTAGATTTCTTCATTTTGTTTCCTCCTATTTCAAATACTGAGCCGAAGCCCTGCCAGTTATACCATTATACTTAACGAGCCACCAGTTAGGATTGTCTTTTTTTATCAATTCTATTCTAGTGCCCTTCGGCATAAGATACATGTTTTTCTTAAGGTCAACCGAACGAAGCCAAAGAGGACTCCAGTTTGTATTGACCGTAACAAATTGTGGTTGCGGTGGCAATACGGGAACTACCTCTGGAGCATTTAACTTATTTAGATAGAACTGACATCCATCTATAAACGAACCCCATGTTCCCTCGTTACGAATTCTACTCGGACAATTCTTACTTACAAAGAATGCGTGTTGTTTTACCTGATTTACACCCCACCCATACTTTTTAAGCAACATAGCAACTAACTCTTTTCCATTTTCAATAGTTTGAGCGTAATTGCCGTCCGAGTTAACGCATAATTCAATGCCAATACCAGACATGTTTCCGCCTAAATCGGTTCTTCCATCTCCAGCATGCCAAGCAATTTCATCATCAGGAATATGTTGATAAATTTCATGGTCATCAATGGTATATTGCCATGAAACATATGGATATCCTGTCTTTGCGACATTCGTTAAATAGTCACTATGATTTTTTGCTCCGGCGGTGGGTCTTGTGTTATCGGTAATATGAACCACAATGTACATTTTTTTATGTACTATTCCGGGACGAGCGTTTGCAGAGATAGGTAAAAATGCCTGTCTAATAGGTACCATTTACTTACCCTCCCCTAAATCCTTCTGGATCTTAACAAGATCTACAACTCCCTTAACCTGACGATACGCCTGATTTAGGAATACAGATCCAAATGCCGCTGTCATACCAACTGTAAACCCTGAAAATGTTATCCTATTTTGAGTTACGAGTTCGATGACGACACCTGCGCCTACTCCTAAAACAAATAGGATAAATGGGATTAAGAAATTTGGAACGTATTTGTTCCTCTTAAGCCACCAACCAACCGAGTTTAAACATGCCGTAATGGCTGCCGCTGTTCCAACTGCTTCCATTATTTTTCTCCTCCTTTATTATTTGGATATATGTCTGCCCATTCAAACACTGTTGGCGGTCCTCCTAATAATCTAGGAAGCCGTAATGCTTGAATTGCTATTGCTTTTGCTGGACCGTTCCCATTACGGTCTAAATAATTTATTAGAAAGGGGATAAACGCTTCACGAGTTTCATCGTCCATATATTCAGCCGTTATGGCGTCTCTACATATTCGAAAGATAGTGTACATATCGCGAAGTAACTGAGCTTTTCGATCTTCCTCTTCCTTTATTTGCCGTTCCTGTTCTTTTAACATCAAATATTCAACCGATGGAATTATCGATGCCACTTGACAAAACTCTTTACATACTGGAGCTTGTTTCATTGCAAATCGTCGCCTCCTCCAGTTAGAGAATCTTTTAAAATAGTCTACAAGTTTTTCGAGATTAGTCATTAAAAGAACAAGACTAACTATAAATCCTGTAGCCCCGGCAGCAATAATGTAAGGTATACTTTGTTCTGAAAATAAGTGCATATGTTACCACGTCCTTTTTCTTTACTGTCGTATTAAATTGGGGGTTCTGGCCAGACAACATTAAGAGGAAATCCTTCCTGTTTTGTGATGTCTCTAAGGTCTTGCCTATATCCTCTGTATGCTGATTTTTCTTCCTCCGAAAGAGGAGCATCAACAAGTTGAGTCCAATCTGTATCGAACAGCATTTTGTTTCGTCTTTGTCTGATTTGCATTGCGATTTTATACACATCTACTTGCATAGATGCTTTAGGCGTGCTCTCAACAACCTTGACATTTCCATTATTTATAACAGCCTTCATACTATCGCACCTTCCTTATCTCAACTTTTGAACCTACATCTAATTCGTAGTAAGAATTAATTGTAATGCTTGTAATATTTGTGTTGTTTCCAGTTTGGGTATCTATATATCCATTTGCAATTATCGTAGATGGTATTGTTGTTGTCATCTCAGCAAAACACTCACTTGTAAAAAATACAATTTTATTATTTGCTATTAATTTAATGGTGCCTTTAATTTTCTGAATTGGACCTAAATACGTATTATCTTGCGGATTAAATATTGTACCAGCATTACATAACTCACATACATTGTTTGTTGCATCGAAAGCGTTTTGATGAATGGCATAGGAAATAAAATCATCACCATTAAATGCAAAGGTAATGTAGTTACCATTCGGGTCAGCTGTAGGTGATGATAAATCATATACAACCTCATAGTAGCCATCATCTGAAATCAAATCAAGTCCTGTAAATTCTATTTCCATAATACCCGGAGCTGTTACCTCGTAGCTTGCTTTTATTATGCTTTGAAGCGAGGATGCGGGAATTTTGGCGTTTTCATCAAGTGTTGCTAAGCCGTTTGGTTGGTTTTTTTGTGTTTCAATCTCGACTTGAACGTTTTCAAGAGAGGCTGGTTCACCTTTAAATACGCCATTATTAGCGTCATCTCTAACACTTTGGGCGATTGCTAGCGTGTTTTGAGCAATAGATATTAATTGTTCATACACTGTTGGGGTCGGTTCTTCGGCAAGTAATCTTTCAGAAGAGCCTTTATAGATTGGTATTAATTTAGAATAAACCGTTGGCAACCTATTTTCATTAAGTATTCCATAACAGCCTATAGTAAGATAACCTTCATCTCTGAGAGCTTCCCAAGGAATAAAACAACTATCATTAACTAAAACAACTTCATATTTTTTTCCTTGATAAACTTCAAACACGGCAATTTTTGCATACCCAGCCCATTGTTCGCTAAATACGAAACTGGCAACATATACGTTAACAGAACCACTGACCAAATTTTCTTTTTCGGTAATTGTTATATCCTGATTATTTACGTCTAATATCAACGCCATCAGCCCTCCAAACTTTTCCTTTTTTCTCGGAATCAGCACCTGGAAGATTATTCATTATATTAGCTTTCTCTTTTCTTGAGATTTGCTTATATTCTGAATCAATATTCATTTTAGATGCTTCATATTCATCTCTGATATTTTGAATCAGAGTTTTTAATTCATCACGAATTTTTGATTTTTCTTCCTCGAGATCTTGAATTTTTCTCTTTGACAGTTTTTTATTTAGAAGTCGAATTTTATTTGTAATTCTTGTTCTTATTTGTTCTGCCTGTCGAGTTAATTCTTGTATTTTCTGATCTCTAATTTTTTGCTCACTTTTTATTCTTGCGTTTTTTGAAGACGAGATATTATCTTTAACTTGATCCCAGACATCTTGTTGTGTTCCGCTCATTTTTTGTCTTCCTTTTAACTCACGGTTCTGTAGATAATACTCATGCGCTTTTACTGGATCATAATATTCGGAAGCATAGTGTTTTAATATATTATCCACTATCGTTCCCTCCTAATATCTTATCGATATCTCCTTCAAGACTTCCAAGAAGATTTTCCATTATGACATCTTGCGCGCTCGTATCGGTTGGAGTCATTGATGGGTTACCAGAAATGTTATTTTTATTTAATAACATGTCAGCTCTTTCATCATCTGCTGGGGGTAGACCAATTGTACCTCTAAATTCATTTGAAGTCATTATTTCATTTCTTGTGAATTTATCAGCAATTTCAGCAATTTGTTCGACCGGAACAAGTTTAAATGGATCTCTAAAATACATGATAGTCTGTTTTTGCGTGCGTGCGGTTTTTGACAAGAATTTTCTTATAAATTCTCCAATTATCGCATCGGCAAATACAGCGACCACTCGATTGTGATAGTTGATCATTGTTTTTTCATCGGCAGTTCCATTAAAAACAGTTTCAGAAGTTCCTAATTGGTTAAAGAAATCATTTTTTAAATCTTTAACCTGAGGAGCTATTGCGTTTTCAATTGGTCGATTTAACTGAATTATTTTTTCAGTAGCATCCGTATAACCAACGCCATATTTAGAACCAGATAACTGATTTTCAAGTTCAGTTCTACGATTTTCAGCTTGCTGTCTTCTCGTTTCGGTTTTTATAGTGAACGGTAATTGTATTACCATATCCAATTTATTTGCTCCTACACGTTCATCAACCTGATCCATTAACTGAAGTTTTCTTGCTAATCTCTTTAGCACTGAATTTGGTTCGTTCATTATGGAATAGAACGGGTTTTCAATAATAGCAGTTGTCTTTTTATCAACAATTACATATTCAAATCGCCCAGTATCATCGTTATAAAGATACACTTTTACTTTTTTAGGATACCACTCGACAATTTTTCCAACTCTAGCGCTTAATATGTCATATCCTTCAGATTCATCCGGATTTATATCCGTATCTGTTGGAACTACGGCAACAGCGCCTTCATCGCACATTGAATAGACTATATCCTGTAGAAAAGCCCGACCTGTTTGATCTATATTTGCCTCCAGTGTAAACATACTGTTTAACGCAGATTTCATAACTTTTGATATCCTATCATTATCATCTAATTTTACATGTTTAAACGATAATGCAGCAACGTCTACAGATATTCTGTTAAACACTGAAACCATTAAAGATTTTTCACTAACCGTAGAAGATTTTTGACGATCTTGTCTACGACTAGAACCAGATTCGCTAGTATACATTTTGGGATTTCTAAAAACGTCCCATGCATGAGCGAGTCGACCTAACAATGGTTCTTTCATGTTTTGGATTCCTCCTTCTTATCAAAATGAGTCTTTATTTAACTTATACGCAACATACGCATCCATTAAACCAGAAACGCTATCTATTTTTTGCTCATAACGTTTCTTTAACAATTTACGATTTCCATTTGTGTCTTCAAGAGTAATAGCGTTACCCATAGCAAAACACATTAAATCTTGATCGAATATTAACATTCTCTCTTCAGATAATTTCTTTAATTCTCCAAGAGGAACCGTCTCTGTCTTTGAACCTTGAATTACTTTTTCTATACCGAATGGACCATTTTCCTGTTCCCATCTGGTAACAAATTCTTTTGCGTTGTAAGGGTCAAATCCAAGACAACGAACGTCATAATCAGAATCGATTATAAATGTATCAAGATCTTCGTAAACCTCCATCATGTCCAAAACCGTTCCTTCAAGAACAATTAAAGAACCTTCATGGATAAATTGTTCATATTTCATACGCATTGCGCCTGGGAGTTTATTAAGAGTTAGAGATGTTATATAACATCTGGTCTTTACTCCAAAACAACCATTTTTTAATGGAAACATAAATGTAAATGCGCAAAAGTCATCCCCTTGCGAAAGGTCAGCGCCCAAAGCACATGGCATTGACCAAAAATCTCTCTTTTTATGCGGAAGGGTTTCTTCATATGTAAAGAAGTATGTATAACCTTCCATAGGTATTCCAAAACGTTTTGCCAGTATGTCGTTACGGACAGCAGGAGCTTTCTCTGCTCTCTCAACGTCCAATTGATAGGCTTCGTAAGAAACTGTAATTCCAATATTAGGGTTTGCTTTAACCCATAATGCTGGATTATTAATTTCGTCAACACTATCTAAACGATAATACCATATTGAAACATGTGGATTTATATATTCTCCCTTCAATATATCCATAAGTTCCATTTTAATTGTGTCTCCGCTACCATTACGAACCGTGCCCTCTGAACTAAAGGCGACTATAAGATAATCGTCTAATTTCGATGCTCCCTGTTCGATCGCACCTACAACGTCTTCGCGAATATCACCAGATAACCATTCATCAACAGTAGATACTCTCGGTCTTAATCCTTGTAACTTATCAATACTCATCGGTCTAACTTCAAGTAAAGATCCTGTTAAAAAGTTTTCAATTCCTTTTTTTGTAGATGCTAATTTAACACGGTTAGCTCGTGAACCAGTTGTATTTTGAAGAGATCCATCAGTCAAGAACATAAATAATGGACCCCTAGCTCTTATAATGGCCGTCCTGATTGGAGACATTACTTCTTCTGCCTGCTTCATTGTTGGAGCTGTTGTAATTTGGTGGGTTGTTGATGTATCAACGTTTTCAAAATATGCTTGGATTGTGGAGCCGTATATTGATTTAGCCGCTCCTCTACCAACAATTAAATATTGTTTTGTTGTCAGCCTCTTTTTAATTGTTTTTTTTACATATTTTCCACCACGATTATTTTTTGTAGGTTGATATACGCTCCTTTCGACGAAATAATACCAACCAAATATTTGCTCTGCCCATAATTTAAAAGAATCGAGTAGAAATAAGTCAGAACCATCAGTTAACGTTAATTCGTTTTCACAGAAACGTATATATCCTTCGACTGCGTCTTCGTCATAATAGACACCAGGATTTTCTATTAACTGATCTATTCTATTCATTTCTAAAGATATCTCTTTACATACTGGTATTTCTCCTCTTATTACGGCAGCTCTAAAAGCTCCATAGTATTTTGGAACTGCTGTGTTTGAAAGTGCCATTAATCAAACACCTACTTCGTTAACTTTTTGACGATAGATTGTCCGAGAGGACCTTTATATAATTTATATGCTTGATCTGCAAATTTGGCAAACGACATTATTGATTCGGCTGTTTTAGCTCCACGTTGAATTCGTTCTGCAGATAATTGTTTAAGTTCCTTTTCTAAACGAAAGTCTTTTAAAGCTTGCTCAATTTCCTTCATGTCAAATTCTTTTCGATGTTTAGCTAAAAGCCGCGGATCAGATAATATACGTTGTCTTCTTTTTTGCTCCTTGAGAACTTGTTTATCGTAGATACTTTTTTTATCGATGACCCTTTTGTTTCTTTTTCCCCATTTCATTCCAAGAACACCACTATGATACAATTCAGAGATAGCTTCCTCGGTACTTATTTTGGGATTATCCCAAGGTACAAATTCATTAAGACTTTTTCTTTTTATATCCGCGATTATATTCTGTAACTCGCTTTCTTTTCTTAATCTAATAATGAGTTCGTCAAGTTCTTTATCGGTTGCGTTTTTAATCGACACAGATTTATTCGCCATCCTGAGACACCTCGCTTTCTGCAACTTCTACCTTTTCAAAGTGAACACGAATTCTCCATTCTACTTCTGCAATTTCCTGTTTAAATGCCTCTATTCCAAAAGATGTAGTTGGAGGATCAAATTTCAGTTTTACTTTCATAAATACGAAGGATTGAATCGGACCCAATACACTTACGTCGTCTATAAAAGTAGACCATTCAGCGTCATCTGAAGATATCGAAAAAGGAGTTAAGCCCACACCAATCTGATGCAGGCTAAATAATGCGGAATTAATATGTACTACTAATTCTTGGTCGAAATTAGTAGTTTCTTTATTGACTCCTAACATGTCTTTTATCGACTCAAGAATTTTTGTAATCATTAATCCTCAATCTCCTTTACGTATTCCTTCATGACATAGCCGCGAACATCGTTTACTACAGCCCGAAACCAATCAGCATTTTTACCGGTTTCAATTATTCTTATAACGTCTCCTTCGGATACAGTTATAAGAACCTTTGCTTTTATTGATGGGTTTTCTCTGACGTTTAATCTCTTACACGTCACAACCGCTTTTACAATTGCGGGGTCGGGAGCAGTTTTAACTTTTTTTACCTCGCCGTTTTCTTGTTTCTTTTCCTGATTCTTTCCCATTTTTATTACCTCCATAAATTTTTATTTTTTCCATGGACATGTGTCATTTGGACTTCGTTCCATAGGAATTAATCTCCTAAGAGAATCTGCTTTGCCATAGTGTATTAAATTATGAGTGTAACGCGTGGTACATATAAGATTATTTAAATCAAAGACTATTGGATTTCCGTTTTCAATATCTGATAATGTTATTGGAACGATATGATGAACCAATATCTCATCGTATATATCGTAACCTTTAATTCCAAGGTCACATCCACCATCTCTAATAATTACTTTTCGTCGGATTATTTTCCATTCCTCTGAATTATATAGTATTTGATTTATATATCTATCATACCCAAAAGTATCTACTCCAACTGAGCCCGTCAATTTTAAATAATTGAATCTTTCCTCAAAAGTCTTAAGTTTACATAGTTCATTATAGGTCTTCGTCTTCACTCGATTCACCCCTATATGATTTCATTGCATTAAGAGCATTTTGATATAGTTTTTCAACATTTTTATTTGATTTTATAGCTTCGGTTTTAGCGACCATTAACTCTTTCCTAGATTCTAGAATCTCCCTCTCAAGTCTTTCAGTAGGAGATGCTAATTTTAGAAATTGAGTAATAACTTGTGACGAAGCAGTCCCATCTCTTAATTGTTTTTCAGCAAGATCATACGCTAAAGAAATGAGTTGATTTTCACGGGCCTCTGGAGTACGAGCCGGACGACTTTTTTTATCCTGTGGCATCAAAAACCTCTCCTTGCTCACGGCGAATAGACATACTTAGAATGTTTTTTACATAAGAGGTTATTTTTCCTTGTTTATATAATTTGAACGCTGATGATGTTTTCATGTTGTAAAGCATTAAGACTAATTTTATATCTTTATACTTTTCAAGTAACTCCTTTATATAATCAACGCCAACAATTATGTTTGACTCCTCATCATATAAATCCTCAACATGAAGTTTTTGCATTCGATCCTTATGCCACTTTTTACTTATCTGCATTAGACCATAACATCCACTATTATATGCCATTTTGTTGTATCTGGACTCGTGGTAAATAATGCTTTTAACTAATTCTGCAGTAACAACTTGCTCGTTAGCACAAATTTTGTCAACTAACAAATCTATTCTCTCTACTTCAGAAACCGTTTTAACCTCGACAATACTTTGTGATATTTCAACTGTTGGTTTTGGTTCCGGAATTTCTAGAATAGAATTTGTAGGGGATTTTGTTTCCTCCCTAGAAGCGTTTGCACTATACAGACATAAGTTACATAGTAACGATAAACATAGCACAAAAGATATCAGCTTCTTAAACGAACTTGTTCTCTTTAATCTCATAGTTTATCTCTCCTTTCTTTTACATTCCAGAGACTTCTGATCCGGATA